CATACCCGCGTCCTTCATCGCACGCACTTGTTCAGCGGTGAGTGTAAAGGTGCGGTTTGTGCCCCCGTATGCGGCTGATGCTTCACGTCCTGAGCTTCCCACGGTGTTCCTTGGTGTTCGTCGGTCGGTATCACGTTTGTCTGACGAATCATTATAGCGATGCGGCAGCCTTTTTTGCAAGCGGGAGTCCAATTCGTCCCAATAATCGTCAGTTCCAGGGTTCCAGCCCTCTTTTACGAGGTCCTCGTCGATTACTTTTGCAATTTTGCTGTCAGTATCTGATAAATCGGGCTTGTACCACGAGTTTCGCTCAATCCAGGTGCTCGCATGACGCTGGACACTGGGATCAATGCTTGGCGCGGCGGGTTGCGCGGGCTGATTTGCTTGTTTTCGCAGACTATCAAGCTGCCGGAGCTGATCACGGGCTTCATAAAGCAGTTCCTGCGCCTTCACAGCGCTCTCGCCGTCGCCAGAGCCGGTCGCTTCGGCCAGTTTCATGCGCGCGTACTCCATGCGCACCTGCTGGTCCTCAATCGCCTTCTCAATCCGGCCCACATCGTAGGCCTGGGTCTTCTGTTCCACGCGCGATAGCCGGTTTCGCAGCTCCTCGTTCTCGCGTTGGATCATCTGCAGGCGCACATCCTTCTCTTCGTTGGTCTTGCGGATGAGGTCTTTCTTGGAACGGCGGCGTGCGCGGCGTGCTGCGCGCACCGCATCGCTGTCGTCTGGGTGGTCATCATCGCCACCATCGTCGGATTGGGCGTTATTGGGCGTCTTATCGCCCTCGTTTTCGTCCTGCGGCAGGATGCCCTCAGGCAGTTCTACCGTGGCGGTGCCGTCTTGGCCTTCCTGCACGTGCAAAACATCATCTTTTTCGGTATTTGTGGACATGGTATCTCCTTAGACGTAGGCTTTGAACGACAGCGGGTCGTCGGTGACCTTGGCAATCACCTCGTGGTCGTTGATTGTCATGAACAGGACCGGGTTCAGGTCGCCGTTTTCCTCGTTGAGGACAGGTCGCTCCCAGCGATCCCCGCCCCAGCGCGGTACGCGCACATAGTCACCGATCTCGGCCCAGCTACCCTCAGGCCACACCTGCATGGTGTCGCGGTTTCGGTAAGCCAAAGGCCCGATTGCAACCACGCGGCCAATCATGTTGTTCCACTTCTCGTTCTCCTTGGTCTCCTCGACCAGGATAATCTTTCCGGCATTCTTTTTGATGCGGCGAAGTTGGACAATCACGCGGCCTCCGAGTGGAAACTGTCCGGGTAACACGTCTGGAAATGCCCATGCCAGTTCGGCTGGGTCGGACTCTCGTTGGATACCACCAATGGTAGGTATTTTTTCTATCTCGCTCATACTCACTCCTATCGACAAAAACCATATTTCAGGTTTGAAAATGCGCATATCTCAGCGCGGCTTGGGGCATTGCTGCCTTATTCGTTCTCAGCGAGTTTTTGGTTGAGTGCGTCCATGACCCATTGCAGGCCCTGGTACTCCCCAACGATGCGTGTGTATGTAGCGTGGTCGCCCACAGGATTTTGAACCAGCGCCAAACGAAGCTCCGCCTGCCTGACCTGGATCTGGTGGATCAGTTCAGAGATCACTTTTTCTTCTTAGCCAGGGCACTCAGGCCACCTGCGGGCTTGCTGCCGCCCTTGGGCTGCATGCTGGTGCCATCGAGCTTCTCGCCCATGGCCATGCGCTTGTGTTGCTTGACCAGCTCGCCGGTCTGAGAGTTATTCGAGGTTGCCATCTGGAGCTCCTTGGGGTTGGACCATACTCTGTATGGTTTCGTGGGTTAACTTCGCGTTCGTGATATCGACTTGCGTCTGGTCGTGCATGCGCGCCAGTTCCAATTGTAGTTGCGCGTTGCGCATGGACTCTCGCTCGCGTGCTTGGATGTCGACCTGCGTGTCCTGCAGCTTGGCCTGAGACGTTGCTTGGAGGCCTTGCATCTTGAGCTGGGCGTCCTGCTGAGCCTTCTGCGCGTTGACCTGCATGTCCTGCTGGGCCTTCTGCGCGTTGGCCTGCATCTCGGCTTGAGCGCGTTGCTGGCCGTCCTGCAGCTTGGCCTGAGCGAGCTGCATGTCCTGCTGGTCCTTGGCCGCCTTACGCTGGGTCTCGGCCATCGCGGTGTCCTTGACCACCTGAGCGTCGGGCGGCAGTTGCGGCTGGGGCTTGTTCTTCTGCAGGGCCTGCTGGAGCTGCAGGAGCTGGGGCAGGATCTGCGCGAACACCTGTTCGCTGTCCAGCGCGACGTGCTGGCCGACGGTGGCATACAGCTTGTCGATCATGGCGGTCAGGCGTGGGTTCTCGTAGTCGTCCACCGGCTTGCCGCCGCGCAGGTTGGTCACGTAGCCGTTCATGCGGTTCAGGTACCACAGCGTCATGTGCTGCTTGATGTGCTCCACAGCGTTGGGCAAATAGGTCGGGGCGATGAACGGGCTTCCGCCAAAGTTCGGGTCCATGCCAAACATCAGGTGGCCCTGAATGTGCGCCAGGTGATCCTGCTGCATGTACGCGTAGGACGGGTGGCCCATGGACATGGCTGCGTTCTCGTCGGCCAGGGTGCGCTGCTCGGGCTCGGGCACGTCCTTGAGCAGCTCGCTGACGTTGGGGATCTTGATCTGCTTGAGGAAGCGTTCCTCAACGGCCTTGGCGTCGTACAGGTCTGGCTTGGCGTCCGCGCGAGCCAACACGGCCTGCATCTGCGCCATGCGCTGGGTCTCGCTGAAGATGTGCGGATCGCTGACGGGGATCACGTCGGTGTTGCGCTCAAAGTCCTCGCGCTCAATCTCAAGGTCGGCCACCATGTCGCCCTTGCGCATCTCCTTGAAGTGCCAGCGGTTCAGGCGGCACAGCACCTTGATCAGGCGAGCCTGCGACTGGTGCAGGCGCGCGTGGATCGCGGAGTAGACGGCAGCGCCTTGTTCAATCAGCGCCTGAGTAGTTCCCACAGGGGCGTTGGAGTTCACATCGGCGATCTTCTCCTCGGACGTGGTCACCACGCCCTTGGCCGCGCTGTCCAGCCAGCCCAGCAGCTTGAACAACACCTCGCTGGGCGGGTTGAACGGCATCGGCATGGCAATCTTGCGGATGTCGTCCACGCCGGGCGCGCCCTCAATCTCGGCCACCTGGGTGACCTCGATCTGCTGCGTCTGGCCGCTGATCTTGGCGCCCTTGAGCTTGAGCATGGTCGCCGCGTTGTTGATGTGGGCGCTGTCCAGCAGCGCGCGCAGGGCGCCGGTCAGGGCCGCGCTCAGTCCACCGATCAAGTGGGGCAGGCCGATGGCAAACACGCCGCGCCACGGGATGAACTTGAACTCGATGATCCAGTCGAGCTTGGTCATCGTGTCGTCGCCTTCCTCCCAGTTACGGTACAGGCCGAGCACATCGTTGGACTGCTCGTCCACCATCATGATGTAGGGAGCCATCTCGCCCTTGGAGTGGTTGTCGTCCTCCAGCTCCAGCCAGGTGTAGATGTGGAACACCTTGCGCAGGCCGTCCTCGTTGTCTTGAAACTTACGGCCCTCGATCTTGTCGTTGGCCTTCTGCGCGCGCGTCTGCTCGGGCTCGTTGCCGGAAGTGACGTGCGAGCCGTCCTTGTACATGCCGCTGGCGATGCGCCGGTCGTACTCCCACTCGGTGATCTCGTGCACCTCAGCCGCGCGCTGGGCGGTGTAGAAGTTGCTGGCCGCGAACGGCAGGATCATGCGATCAATGGGCAGGAACTCAATGACGGGGCGCTTCTTCTGCTCGTCGTACCAGAGCTTGAGGTACTGCGAGCCGCCCAGCGGGAGCTGGGTCAGCATCTGTTCCTGCTCATCGCGGAACTCTTCGATCTGCTCGGTGATCTGCCAGTTCAGGAAGTCGCGCTTGCGCTCGGCGCGCTCTTGCTTGAGGTCGTCAACCTTGCCCAAGATCTTGGTGCGCACTGGGCCGTCTGGTGGGAACAGCTCCTTGATGGCGCGGCTGGCGAAGTCAACACAGCCCTCGGCCATGACCGGATGGACGGCGCGGCTTGCACCAAGGAAGTTGGCACCACCAGGGGCGTCCTTGCCCAAGCCGGTGCGCCGGATGCCTTCCTCGTACTGCTTGTCGCGCTCCTCGCGGGCGTTCTTGTCCTTCTCCAGCAGGCTGACGTAGCGCATGCCGAGCGTGTTGAGCTCGTAGCTGTCCATCTCCTCAGCCATGTTGGCGTAGAAGTCGGGCGTCTCCTCTGGGCCGGTTGTCTCCGGCAGGTGAACCACCGCCGAGCCGTCGGGCATCTCGGTGATGTCGGACACGTCCTCAGGCAGCTCAACGTCCGCAGACCCGTCTTCGTTCAGCTCAGGGTCAATCTCGTCGTCCCGGTTGTCGTAGGTGTCGGCCATTATTTTGCTTTCCTGTTGATCAGCTCGTACTGCATGGTGTCCATACTGGGCGGCATTGTAACTTTAGCTTTGATGGTTTCACGTGAAACATCGCCGCCCTTAGCATACGACTCGCGCTTGCCGTATGTTGGCTTATGGGCCAACACCAGTGGGCCAATCTGCACCACGTGCGCCGAATGCACAATTGGTTTCAAGGTCTTGCGGTCGTAGAAGTAACCGTGGCGGCGGGGGTCCATGCCAACCTGCGCATAGTCTGGGTCGTCTAAATGCCGCCGCATATGCTCCACCGCCTCGTCTTCGGTGATGTGGTGCAGCTCGCCCTTGATGCGAGCAAACGGGGACTTGTTTTGCTCGCCAGTGGCCACGCGCACGGCTTTGTCCGGGCTAACGTCAAATGTTGCGTTTTTGACCGACGACACCGAATGATAGGCGGTTGGGTATTTGTCCTGGCCTGAGCCTTCCTCGTCGTGGACCGAGTTGACCCAGACGCCGTGGTTCTCGTATGCTGGGATGTCCAAACGCAAGCCGACCTTGCGACCGGCTGGCCACTGCTCGTGGCCGCGCCACTGCGGCTTTTTGTTGGCCATCAAAGCCCGCTCAGCGTCCTCATCTGTTGCGGGCTTGGGGATAAAGGTGTACGGTTTGACCGGCTTGTGCTGCTTTACTACCTTGTCGTATTCTTTGCGGGTTATGGTCCCGGCTTGCAACGCTTTGGCTGCGGCCTCCATCTCCGGTATTTTGCGTTGGATGGCTTCGTCTTTTACGGTAGGCTTGACTTCAATCTCGCCGCCCTCAGCGTAGCGCGGTATGCCGTTCTTCAGCACGTCCTCGCGCATGGCTGGGGTGATGTCAAACGTGTGGACTGGCGCCATTACCGGCGGCTGCTTGGCTGAATAGGCCTTCATCATCCGTTCTTTTTCAGCGTAGGGTATGTCGCCCCAGCTATGTTCGGGAATGCCGCTCTCACGAAGCATTGCAACCTGGCTGTGCCCGTACGGGTCATCCGCGTTAATCTCTCCAGGCTGCACCTGCACGCCATGCTTCTTGCCGAACTTGTTCAGGAAGCTGGGCACCATGCGGTCGTAGAAGCCCTTCATGCCCTCGCCACCGATGTCAAGGCCTTCGCCCTCAAGGTAGTGGTGGCCCATGGTCTGGGGTGCTTGCAGCAGCTTGGCAGCAGCCTCCTTGCCTATCAAGGATTGAATGCGCTCAGGTGTTGCACCCTTTTCGTTGGTGATGGTTTCACGGTTAGGCTTGAAGGCTTGGAAGTGCTGGGTCTCTGGGTTGTAGGACACCGAGCCAACTTGCTTGCTAAGGCTGAAACGCTTGGCCTGCTCCGCGCCGGGCGTGATGCCGATCTGGTCGTAGCCGTTCTCGGCGGCGTGCTGGATCATTGCCTTGAGCGCCAGTTCATGCCAGTCCTTGGCGTGCGGGCCATACGGAACTGTTTTCCTTAAATCCTCTTCCAAGTTGTACAACTTGTCATCCAGTTTGCGAAGTGCTTCCGCAGACTTATCCCACTCCGCCTCACTTCTGCCGGGCACGTGCTCATTCAAATTCTGTTTTAGAAGTGCTTTCTGCGCCTTGATGTCCTTGATTTCTTTTTCCATCTCGGGGGTGCGGTAACCACTCTCACGCCCATGCTGGTGCCAGTCGGACTGGATCTCCTCAATGTGCAACATCTTCTTGTGGTTCAGCGGGCTGATCTCGGTCTTGTAGCCGCCCTGGTGCTTGAGCGCAGCAAACCGCTCCGCGTCCTCGCGGGTCTTGTGCTTGACGTTGCTGTGCCCGCCGCCACCGATTACCTTGACGTTGTGCGGGCCTTCGGTGTCGGGGATCAGGCGGTCTTTGACGCGAATGCTGGCCAGGATGTTGGGTGTGCCGCCGAAGTGGTGTGGCACGCCGGGAAAGCCTTGACCTTCGGGCGTTGGTGTGTGCAGCAAGATCTCGCGGTAGTTCTCGCCACCGGGCATGGTGTATGTCTCGTGATGGGTCTGCCCGCCAGTTAGCTCGCGGTGCTTGAGCGGGAACTTGTTGGCCTGCGCTTTGAGCTTCTCCATGAAGGCTGCGCGCTCCATCTGGGGCAGCGCCATGAGCGTCTGCAGGTCGCGGTCCTCAGCCTCAGCAGGCTTGTAGCCAGGCTTCTTCTGCAGCTCAGCCATGTACTCAGCACCGGTTCCCTTGGGCCGGGTGATTAACTCTGCTGCGCGGTTGATGGGTGAGTACAGTCCGCTCATAGTGGGCGCTCCGTGATGGTGATGTATTCCTTGACCGTGCCGCCTGCTGCCTTGTTAATGTGCGGCTCTTTGGGATCGTAAGTACCCCGGTTGCCTATGGCAGACTTTACTTGGGTTGGGTGAAACGCGATCGCCTCTTTCAAGTTGTCTTGATCGTCATAAAAGAAAATCCCATCATGGCCAAGCTCTTGAAGTTTTTGTGCATCCGGTTTGTTAAACGGGATGTTTTTGTGCCCGTATATCTTGTATGGGTTTTTGATCGAAGTGTGTACAGGCATGATCTGAGCGTTCTTGCCTTGTTTGCCTCTTACAAGGGCAAAGAAGTTGGCGTATCGGGATTGCGGCGTCATGTATATACCTTGCCCAAACTTCCCTTCTGCCGAAGATTTACTGGGATCAAACTCGGTGAAGTCTTCCCCCGTTGCGTGGTACAGGCGGTCCTTAGTGGCAGCGCCTTCTAAAAACTTTGCAAGATTAGCGTCACGTTCGCGTGCTGATAGCACCTGCTTCATTTCTTCTACCGAGGGCGTGGTTGAGCCGCCGTCAGCCATCTTGCGCTGGGGCATGCCCGGTGGCTGTTGGGGTGGGCGCATGGCCGCCAGCGCTTGACCCTGTGGTGTCATCTGCAGGATGTTGCTTTGCGGGTTCTGCTGTGCTGGCGCTGGTTGCTGGGCGCCCTGGGGAGCTGGTGACTGTTGCTGGCCTGGTGACTGTTGTGGCTGGCCTGGTGACTGTTGTGGTTGCCCCATCATGGGCATTACCTGCTGGCCGGGCTGCTCGGGCTGGAAGTCCACACCACCGACGGGGAAGCCGCCGCCAGGGCCTGCGGGCACGTAGGTCTTGACCTTCAGGTTGGGCGCCTCGTTCGCGCCCACGTCCTTGAGGCTGGTCATGCCGTGCAGCATGATGTGCGCCATCATCTCGTCGTGGCTGGGCTCGTCGTGTTTGATTTCGCCGCCCTCGGCATAGTGGCCGGTGCGCAGCTTCTTGTCACGCGCCATCAGGTACTTGCCGTAGCGGTCCAACGTCTCGTTGTTCAGGATCTGGGAGATGTTCTCATTGCGCTTCTCCAGCGCGCCCAGCGCCATGGTGCGGGGATCGGCTTTCTTGCCCTCAAACTCCTTGTGCAGCTCGGCCATCTTGTTGCCAAACAGGATCTCAGCGGGGAAGCTGTGACCCAGCGTGCCCAGGTACTGGCCGGAGAAGTTGGTGTCGTACGCCTTGTTGCTGGACGGCGTCAGCGTCATGTGGTCGGGGTCGCTGCCGATTACCGTGTTGCCGATGTAGCCCTTGGGCACGCCGCGCAGCGCGGGGTCGGTGACCGCGTTGACTAGGTCTTCAATGTTGAAGTCCAGCGCCTTTTGGTTGTGCTTCAGGTAGCCGACGCGGTTCACGATGGCCTTGCGCAGCTCGCCTGCGGTTGTGTCCAAACCATGGCCGGTAACGATCTGCTGGTCAAACTCGGGGTGTTCCAAACCAACAAACCCACCAAAGGGTTGGATTCGTTTTCCGCTTTTCTCGATCTTGTGTGCGCGAATTTCCGCGTTCATGCGTGCCAGCTCCTCGGGCGGCAACATGCCGCGCATCACCAACTGGTGCAGGATCTCGGTGGGCGTCATGGCAAAGTCTTCGCCACGCTCGCCCATGGTGATGGGCATGTGCAACAACTGGCCGGTGCCGCCTTGCTTCTCGTTCTCCATGCGGGCGATGGCCTCGCGGGTGGCGATGCGCTTGGCAATCTCCTCACCCGATGCGCCTGCAACGCCTTGCAGAATGTGCTCAAGGTCACGGGCATAGTCCTGGCCGCCGTGCGTGGTGACGTGCTCGGGAAGCTCATGGCCGGAGATGCCGCGCACCCGCACGTTGCGGCTGGTACTGTCCCATGGCATGACCATGACGCTGGCGCCCTTGTGCTGTTCCAAGTCCACATCGTTTTTTGGGGCGAGGCCATACGCCTGGTTTACGTCGTAGCGTTGGCCAACGGCGGCATGGGGTTCCAGTGGTGTGCTGGTCAGGTGGCCTTTGGGTTGGGCGCCGCCCTTTAAGCCCTGCGGCTTCTGGCGCTGCGCCATCCACTGCGGGAACGTGATGAACCCGCCCTCGGGGTAGCGTCCGGCCTCGGTCTCGTACTGCTTGCGCAGGTCTTGAGTCAGCATGGCCTTGGCCCGAGTCTGGGCCATTTGCTGGAGGGCTAAGTCTTTTGGGGTCATGCTGTTTCCCGATGTTTGGCACGCATTTTATACCGCGTAGGGATTTTCCCTCTTGCGCGGGTTGGCGTCGGCGTAGTCCTCCTCGTCCACCCACTCCCGTGGGAAGTCGATGGTCAGCCAGCCAGCGTCGCGCAAGTATCGCAGAGCCTGGCTCATGGCGTCAACAAAGTCGTCGTGCGCCGTGCCCTCGGGGAAGCTGCAGACCTGGCTGACCATGCCCTCGGCCCAGTCCCGCACGAAGCCCTTGCGGTTGCTGCTCTCGGGGATCCAGACGCGCCCGGCCTTGATGATGTTGGCCACGATGGACAGGCGCTGGATCTTGTCGGCGCGGCCGGGGTTGTAGGCCTGCACCGGCACGCCCGCCCTGCGCAGATCCTGCAGCAGGCTGATGCCCGCGCTCTTGTCCTCGATCAGCAGCAGGTCCACGCGCTTCTTCTCGCGGCCCTCGCCGTAGACTGTCTCGTACTCGTCCAGGATGCGCGGGCGCAGGTCGGGGTACTGCAGGTGGTCCTGCCAGCAGTCGATCACCATCGCGCACATGCCGCCGTCCTCAGGCTTGAACACGCCGAAGGTGATGTGCGCCGTCGGGTCGTTGTGCGTCTTCTCGCTGGCCGCGCAGTCCACGCTCTGCACGATGTACTCGAACCGTGGGAAGGCCCGGCCGTTGGGCCACAGGCGGAACCAGTCGCGCTTGACGATGCCCGACTCCTCGGGGTCGATGATCTCCGCGTGGATTTCCTGGCGGCCGAGCTTGGTGCCCTCGTACTGCAGGATCTGCTTCTGGAACGACGGGGCCAGGTTCTTGATGTTTACGTAAGTGCTGGCCGTGGTCACCACGACGTCGTCCCCGTTGCGCTCAATCAGGTCCATGACCACGGGCTTGGGCTTGGGCGTGGTGGAGCAGATGATCCGGGTGTGCTGCCCCAGACGGACCGCGAACTGGATCATGTCCCACGCCTCCTGCAGGTAGTCCCACGCGGCCAGCTCGTCGCACCAGGCGCCGTGCCACTGGCCGCCACGAAAGCGCTCGGGCTCGGACGCGGGGATGCCCTTGATCAGCGAGCCGTTGGTCAGCGTGATCTCGTGCAGGGAGCTGTTGTACTTGGCCACCAGCGTCGGCGGGATGACGGCCAGCAGGCCTGACTCGCCCTCGATGCAGGTCGCGCGGATGTCCGAGCCGGTGGGCGCGGCCAGCAGCCAACGCGTGCCGGGGTTCTCCCACGCCCACCAGCCGATGGTCTCGGCCGACGTGCGCGTCTTGCCGGACCCACGGCCGCCAAGCATCAGCCAGATGGACCACGGGTCTTGGGTGATGGGCTCAAGCTGGAACTTGTGCGCCTTCATGAGCCAGCGCGCGCGCCAGTCGAAGGCGATGCGCATGGTCTCCGGCAGCTTGGCGTACTGGTCGCGTACCGCCGGGTCTTGCAGCAGCTCGGCTACGTTACTCACTGGCCATGATGCCCGCGTGCACGACGTCGAGCCATTTGTTGATGTCGGTTAGCTCACGCTGCTTCCATTCTTGCACCTTGGCTTGGTAGCCTTCACGGTCGATGATGTGGCGGTAGCGGCCTGTTTCAATGTCGAATTCCACATCAGATGGCACGGGCATGTCGTCTTCAACTGGGGCCACCCAGAATTCGCCCCAAGGCGTTTGCGGGAAAGGCGTACTCATGATTCCCCCGCCTGGCGCGTGAGCGCGATGTTCTTCAGCAGCTCGCCGAAGATGTCGAAGCTGGCCTCGACCACCAGCGGCGCGGTGTCGTCGCCTGCCAGAATCGTCTTGTCACCGTACTTCTTGGGGTGCCACGCCTTGAGCAGCCGCATGCGCGTGTCGATCTGCAGCTTGCGGTGTCCCAGCATGTCCTCCTCGGTCACCGTCATGGTGTCCTCGTCCTCGGTCGCGCCGCTGTTTGTAACGACCTTCTTGCCCACGTGCTGGTTGTCAGCGATGTATAAGGCCTCCTCGGCCAGGATCTCAAAACCGATTTCGCGGGCGCGCGCGTAGTTTATTGCGAACTGCTTGTCTTCATCGAGCCAACGGAAGATGGATGGGTAACTCGGAAGGCCCTCACGGCTCTTGCAGTAATCGCGCAGCGTCTTGCCCTCAGACAGCCACGCGACGATCTCGTCCTTGATCAGCTCTTTGTTCGGGTAAAGGGTATCGCCCGGCGGGCGTCCCAATTTCTTGCCTGTTGCCATCATCCGCTCCTTAGCGCATCTCTCAGCGCGTTGGAGCGGAGTTTAGCGCAAAGCCGACCTCTCGAACGCCAGGCCCATCTCTATGTGGTCCGCGTTCAGCATGTACACGGGCGTAAGCGCCACCTCCTGCGTCTCCCCGTGGCAGTCCGCTCGGAACACTCGCACATCCCGAGTGGGGTCGTACGTTACGGTGAAACGGTCCACGGGCCTGCGGCAGACCGCGCAGGTGGGGACTTGGTCGATGTTCACGTCTGCTCCCACTCGCTACCGACCCACATCTCTGGGTCGTTGTCGTAGTACGCGGCCTCGAAGGCCTCCTGGCTGGTGAAGCCGTAGGTGTCCATCAGCCACTCGCGCCGGGCCAGGTACTCCTCGCGGCTCATGCCGCCTCCGCGAAGGCGGTCAGGACTGCGGCCAGCTCCTTGGCCTGGGCGGGTGTCAGCACCACGCTCGCGCTGGCCATGGGCACAGCGATGCTCAGCCAGACGTTGTCCGGGGCGTCTTTTGTCTCCCAGTTCTCGTACGCGTCCACGCTGACGCGGGTGCCAGCTTGTGCGGTGATGGTGGTGTGTTCCATGGTGGTCTCCTGTGTGGGTGTGTTAGGCGGTGGTCTCAACAACGAGCACCACGCCGTAGCGGATGCCAGATGTTGCGGTGAAGTAGCCGTAGGTTTCGACGAAGGTGCGCGAGCCTTCAGCCCATGTGCGCAAGGGTGAGCCGTCCGGTGCGCGGCCAATTACTTTGGAATCGGTGATGGGATTGTGCATTTTGTTTCTCCTGTGTGGGTGTGTTGAAGAGCCTTTAGTATACAACACTTTTGTTGTGTAACTTAAAATTTGAATTTATTTTTGTAGGTGTTTACCCTTAGTGCTCGGTCGGCCGCTTCCATCGGTTGCGGATCGTCTCGCCCAGCTTCTCGATGTCCGTGCAGTTGTCGGCCATCTCCGCACAGGCCTCGTTCTCGATGGCGATGGCGTGCTTGGTGGTCTGCACGGCCACGGCCATGATCTCGGCCTTGGCCAAGGCCAGCGCCTGGTCAAACTCCTGCTGGGTGTAAAACTTCACGTGGTTGTTGGCGCCCAGCAGTTGCCGGGCGAGGGGACTCAGTTCTTTTTCCATTTTTTACTCCTGGCTTTGCCCGAGCACCCTGGCCTCCATTACCTTGTTGGCCTTGCGCAACTTTGCGTTGGCGTCCTTTAGGTCCTCGATCTGGGTCGTCATGAACGTGATACGGGCCTCTGCGCGCTTGATCCAGTCCGCGACCTCCTTGGGCATGCGGTACTCGGCCACGGGCTCAGGAACGGCCTTCTGGGCCCGTTTGGCGGGGGTTTTGGCTGCGGTGCTCATGCTTACCCTCTCCCTATCTCGCCCAGCTCTTCTAAGCGCCAGTGGGCCTCATCCAGCTCGTGCTCGGCGTCCACCAGCTCGCCCAGCAGCCCCGCGTCCGGGTGGTTCTCGATGTAGGCCATGCGCTCGCGCTCCTGCAGGGTCATGGTTCTGATGTTCATGGTCGTCTCCTAAAAAAGCCCCCGAGGGGGCGGGTTGGTTAAGCGAATGAGTGCTCGTACTGCGCGACGAAGGCGTCGGCGGCCTGGTCCAGCTTCAGGGCCGCCATGCTGTCGGCCAGGGTCCACAGGGCCTTGTTCAGCTTGACATT